TGTACGGGAAGCGCAGACGGTCCTTGTAGCCGAGAACCTGGAACGTGCCTGGATCTTGGGTGGGAACCGACATCACCGCGTCGTTCAGCGTGGCCAGCAATTCCACAGGCACGTCAGCTTCTTCGCCGGGGCGCAGGATGGCCTCAAACGTGACGGTCTCAGTAGCCTGCTCTTGAGCTTGTTTGCGGGTGATCAGCTTGGCTTGCACATCAGCTTCCAGCGCTTCCAGAGTCTCAGGGTTGACCCACGTACCATGGATGCCGAAATACTGGCCGGAAGGGGCGATCTGGTCGCTCTCTTCCAGAATAATCTTGACGCGCGAGAACATCGGGCGTTCGCCAGGCCTGGGTTTGTTCACCAGCGGCGTGTTGGACTCGCGGGTAAGCGCTTCAATACGCTCCATCAGCTCGCGGTTCTGTTCAGCCAGCAGCTTATTGGACTCGATCACTTCGGATATATCGTGATCTTCGGTGGGAATGTTGCTACCCAGTTCGTTCTTCTTTGCCATTGTGTTACTCCTCTTCGGTTTGACGTTTGAATTCGGTGCCGAACTCTTCGTCGGCGTCAGGGGGCGGTTCGAGTGAATCCAGGTGCTCCGTGATGAAGTCCGCCACCTCTTTGGCTGTAGCGAACGCATACGCTTTGCTGGGATCGGTCCACGAGTTTTTTGGCTTGCGGTTCTCTTCAATGATCTTCGGGTCGTTGATCTCGACCTCCCAACCATTCTGCAGCTTTTCGATACGCAACACTGTTTCGCCCATGGCAGACTCCACACAAAGACCGTTCATAAATTCGGGGAGGGGCTTTCACCCCTCCGTCCCAGCTTAACCCAACGCAGTCCAGTAATACTCTTTGGACGCTACCATGGTAGCTGCAGTCAGGGTGAATGTGTTGCCGCTCACCGAGATGCCGTTGGTTGTTTCCAGAGTGCGGGTACCAGCAGCCACGGTATGCAGCGAACGGGTAGTGGACACAGCCCACAGAGCGGCGTAGTTGGTGTCAGTCACACCGGCGTCAGCGTCCAACTTGGCAGTCAGACCGGCGATCGCTGCAACCAACGCGGCAACAGTCGCAGCGCCAGGAGTCCACAGAGATGCGTAGGTAGTGTCAGTCACACCTGCGTCAGCGTCCAGCTTCTTCAGCATGCCGGTGATGGACGCTTGCATCTGGGTAAGGCTGGATGCGAGTTGCGGTGCCACGTCATAGGGCGGTGTGCTGGTCGGGCCGCCGGTGCCAGAGGTGACTGCAGCCGGGTTCCACAGTGCGCCGAAGTTGGTATCGGTCACGCCGCCGTCAGCATCGAGCTTGGCGTTGATACCCACGATGGAGTTGTAGATCGCGGTCTCGGTCATACCTTCATACCACTCATCGCTGATGCGGTCGGTCAGGTTGTTGAACACGATCTTGCGTGGGGCGAAGCCGAGCGTGAAAGTCTGCGCGACTGCGGCCACGGTATCCGTGACGATATTGCCCTCGGCGATGTTGGCAATGCCGAAGGTGTTGCTTTGAGAGTTGATTGCTAAAGCCATGATGTTCTCCTAAATTGTGTTCAGTTCGTTAATCCCCGCCGAAGCGGGGATCAGCTATTACGCGGTTGCGGCAACTTCACCGCGAGCGATGAAGCAGTCGTTCAGGATCGTGATGCCGGTCATGGTCTTCCAAGCCACGGTACCGCGTTGACCCAGAGGATCGCCAGCAGCCGGTTTGGGGTTGACCACCATCGGGGTAATCGCCTGATCGCCCTTCAAGGACACGATACCGTATGCGTCACGACCGATGTACAGGATCGGGTACACGTCAGCCAATACGCCAGAAGTGCTGCGCATTGCACCGTGAGCACCACCAACATCAGGGAACGGAGCGTAGATGGTGGAAGTCAGGTAACGCACGCGCTCGACGGAGCCGATCTCGTTTTCCCACGGTGTCACCGTACCATACTGCTTGGTATTGATGAAGCCCACCATGTTACGGATGTCAGTCTCCAGATCCGGATGAACCAATGCGATAAACGCGGCCTCGATCGGCTCAGTACGGAACTGAACGGTTGACTTGACGACTTGCGTGATCATCTTGGCGTTCTGGCGAACCAGGCCAGTGGTGATCTGACGTTGCAAAGCCAGTGTGATCACGGTATTCACAGCCGCGCGAGCGGTGCCGTTGGCGTAGAACACGTTGGTGCCAGCCTTCAACACGTTGTAGCGGTAGGTTTCCAGAGTCTGTGCAGCGGACTCAGCCATGACTTCCATCAGCTGTGCCAGCACATTGTCCTCGTGGGTCATGTCGATCACGTCGGTCAGAGGAGCATAGTCGCCCAGTTGCACCAGAGTTACGGTGTAATCTTGGAACGTCAGCTTCTTGCCAGCCGGTGTCACGCCTTCGGTCAACGGTGTCAGGGACAACACGTTGGTGTAGGCGTTCGCGGGATTGCCGTCACCGGCAGCGCCCAAGGCACCTTGCAGGAAGTAACGACGGAACTTTGCGACCTTGGTGCTGCGGGTCGGAATAACCGTCGGGGTCTGGCCAAACTTTTCTATATTTAGAAGAGGCTGTGCGCGAGACAAAAACTTGGCCACTGAGTAGGCCGCCATTCTGGGTGTGAGGTCCCCGTATGTATTTGCTACTGCCATGATATTTCTCCTTGAAGATTAAAGTTGCACATTTGAACTATCGCTGTGCGCAACAATACCGTCTTTTTCCGGTTTGTGGCAGAACGTACCGTCTTTGTTTCTCAAATCATATGCCTGTTTCGCAGCCCATCGTGCGCGCGCTTTTTCAGACACTGTCTTTGCAATTTTGGCTTTTGTCTCTTCGCTACACAGTCTTCCTGTTCGAGCTTTAGCAGCCGCAGACTGTTTTTTGCGTGTCTCTTCAGATGCCCTAGTGCCTAGTTTTGGGCTTGGTTTTCCACGCTGCACTCTTGAGCGCATCTCGCAGAATTCCGCCGATTTCTTGGTGCCTTTCAGCGCCGCCGAAATCTTAGCGCACGTTTCAGCAGACCGTTTCTGACCGATCGCTTTTTCGGTGCGCCTAGCTATTTCCTCCGCAGGAAGTTTTCGTCCACTCGTACCCTCGCCGCCATCCGTCTGGTTGCACAGCTCAAACCCAGCCCACCGCAGCATCTTGATCAACCTGATCTCGGCCTTCAACGCAGATTCTTCCGAATCGCGCTTGGTGACATAAACCAGTATGTTCTCTGCGCCGTACTTGGCCACGATGTTCTTGTGGTGCTGGTTGCGCTTGTCGAACCGATGACTTCTACGACCGTGCCCCTTCCCGACGTAGAACGGATCTCCGTTGGGTTTGCAGTGCAGGTAGGTGTAGAAGTCGGTCATGGCTCTATTACGAAACGATTTCAAATCCGATCTTCAGCGCACCGGACAGCGCATTCGCACCATGCCCGTTGGACACCACGATATCGAATGTACCCGCAGTGCGGTTATCCACCGATACCACAGGGATGCCGTTGGTGGTAAATACGCCCGCATAGTCGATCACGTATGCGCGGATGTTGCTCGCGGCAGCGGCCATGCTGTTTGTAACCGTGAACGTGGAACTCACGCCGGCGGCAGCCGATTGCGAGAACGTGGTCACGACGCCTCTGATCGTATTCACAGTCACGCCAGTTGTCACGCTGGTACCTTGAGTGACCAGATTGCCGGCTTCGACGCTGCTCTCACGATCGTGCAACCATTTGGTAGCGGAGTCGGCGGTGAAGGTAGCTTGCTGGCCTTGACCCAAGCGATATGCTGAGTTTGCCGCCAGAACACCGATCGAACTCCCTGTCACCGGGAAAATATCCAGCGCAGTAGCGCCGCTATTCACGATGATCACCACCTTACCAAGTGCCGCGACAGGGAGTTTTACCGAGTCGCCGATGGTCGCGCAAACTGTTACCTCGTTGAACTCGCCGGTAAGCACGGTGGCGTTGGCCTGGCCACCGGTGGCAAATGCCGTGATCGTGGTCACGCCGAAATAGGTGTTGATGGCTGTGAATACTGTGCCAGCAGCGGTCGGAACCGTCACATCAATGATATCGGCAAAGCCCTCACATATCTTTTTCAGCAAAAGGTCGATGTTTGCTGCGCGAAAAAATGAACGATCCATGGACATAATGTTCTCCTAAAGTTATCTTCGAGTGTTCTGTTTGTCTTCGCTCGCTGCGTACTTTGCGAACGCGCCGTCAAAGTCCTCGTCGCTGGTCCCGGACTCTTGCTCAGTACGTCCGGTTTTAACCACGGCGAGCTTGGCGGCTGCTTTGGTTGCTGCTGCTGGCAGAGCCGGAGCCGCTGGCTTGGCGGGCACTGCGGGAGTTGTAGAAGCGGCAGCACCTGTGGTAGCAGGGGGGGTCGGCGCTGCCGGGGAAACGTAGTTTGTTTCTTTCTTGAAGCGGGTGATCAGATCAGCCACTTCTTCCGGGCTGCCGCCATCAGTGACCTGTTTGTACGCCGCCTTGAGATAATCCGGCTGGCTGTCAACCCATGCCAAGGCCTTATCGCGCACGTCGTCGTAGTCCGAAACAAGTTTCACAATCTCTGAGTACTGGGTGCGCGGGGCTTGGGTCGACACAAAATCCTGCAGCGGAGCCAACTCAGCACGCACTTGCTGGAAGATATACCCAACCAGATCCTTGTACTCGGCACGACGCGTCAGCGCCTCAGCCTTGGAGACATCAGGCCAGTCTTCCTGATACTTGGTCAGTACCGCCTGCTCATCTGCAGAATAGAGCGGGAGTTCTTTGACCGTGGCGGGTGCCGGCTTCACAGCTTCGGCAGCAGCGGCCTCGCGCGCAGCGCGTTCAGCGGCCAGGTTACTCTTGAGTTGGCTGATCTCAGTCTGCCAGTCAGGAGCGGCGGCTTTCGCAGCAGCAGCTTCCTCGGCGGCGATCTCTTCAGGTGTCTTGACGACAGTGGCAGCAGTAGCGGCCTCAGCGGCGATCTCTTCGGGTGTCTTAACGACAGCGGCGGCAGCGGCTGCCTCAGCGGCGATCTCTTCAGGTGTCTTAGCGACGGGGGCAGGCGCCCCTTCTTCAGGAGAGAATTCGGCGAACGCGGAGGTAAAATCCGCGTCTTCTTGTTCCGGCGTTACGATGTCTGGTTCCATGAGTGAGCCTTATATCAATAGGTTATACAACGGTCAAGAGGGTAAAACGTCTTTTTCCTCAAGCATGCCCAAGAGCTTGTCAGTCGCGTTCACCAGCGCACGCTGCTCAACCATTTCACTGGGCAGGCATAGCAGCAGCGTTTTCAGCTGGCGCTGGCGCTGGTCCTCCAAGAGTTTCCGGAGCGCCTTCAAGCCCGGCTCCGTTCGGTTGCAATACACTATTTCCCGGAGCCTCCGCTCCTCCGCCTTGCGGTCCACTGCTGGTTCCATCATCACCTCCTGGTTGTGTTGCTGCTATTGCTCTCAACGCTGATTCGATCGGCAGGCCTTTCTCCATCGCGTCCAAGATTACCTTGGCTACCGTCGCATCCGCCGCCGACGAATTCTTGCTTCCTTGTGTCACCGCTTTCAACGATTCCGCCAACTGCAAGCGGACAGCTGCTTCGCGTTCCTTCGTCACCATTGCTTGTTCGTCCTGCTGTTGCTGGCTGCGCGAAGCGTCCACCGCATCGCACTCGGAGTCGTTCATCACCACGTCATCGACGATCAGATCACGCACCCTGGCGCGAGCACGCAGCAATTCACGGAACTTGACGTAGGGCATCTCCTCCGCATGCAGTGTGTTGACGAAGTTATCCAGCTGGATGCCCAGCACTTCCTTGGCGATCAGGCTGGTGGCCCCGCGCGCCAGTGGTTTGAAGTCTCCGCTGATCTCTGGGTTCGGGTTGAAGTTCTTGTTGAACACGATCAGCGAGCCGATCACCGACTCGGTAAACCGGTCGAAGTTGCGCACCACGTCCTTGAACGGCAGCGCCGCGTTGCCCTGTATCATCGATGCCCCAGCGGCGGTGCGAAACGGTTCAGATGGCCCCCGCTGCATATCCCCACCGGTAGACGGGTTGACGAATGTTTCCTGATCGGCAAACCCTTGGAACATGTCCACCATACCTTTCAGCTCAGCGACGTGCATCGGCAACTCGATAACCTTCAGCGCAGGGATCTGAGCGGTCGCAACGCTCTCGTCTTCGCGGTAGATTATTTTGTCCGGTGTGATCGAAGTCGTGTCCTGATTAGGACTCAGCACGGATGTATTCAGCTCGAACACTCGCTGGATCGCCCCGTTGTCAATCATCATCCGCACCGAAGCGGCCATGTTCATCTGGCTGTCACGCATAATGTTCGGCAACCCTTGGCCGACGATCGTGGACTCGTCCTCCTCGAACACGAACTGGTGGTACATCGGCATTTCCCCGTCTGTCTCCAGCTCACTCCACGGGTCCAAGTCGGCCTTGATCACGATACCACTCAGGTCGAACCACACGCTCGCGCGCAAGTCCTGATCCATCTTGGCTTCTGGCACGTCTACACCGGCCAGCGACAAGTCGCGTCCAGACACATATCCTTCCCACGACATCACCTCGAACTTATTGCGCTCGATA